TGAATTAGCTAAACAAATGAGAAATACTGCTATTGTTTCTGCTAGTGCAGAAATGGCTAAAAAAATAGTTAGCACTAGATTAGATGTAGAAAAAGCATTATCAGATATATTAGAAAAAACAGAAGCTGCAGATTTAGGTCTTAGCAATTTAGATATATGGTCTTTTGCACAAGCTTTAGAAGAAGAGGGAGATATTGAAAGTTGGCTTAGAGGCTACTCTACCACAGTTGGTAAAGTTATAGGCTTAAATAATGATTGGATGGAAGGTGCGGATATTATAGAAGAAGTAGCAAAAAAATATGGAATAAGTGTAGGAGATATTGCTAATTATGCTGTTTTTGGAGAAGAACAAATGAACCAAGAATTAGGAAAAATTAACGAAAGAGTTTTAGAACTAATTCCAAATTTTAATGATTTAACTGATGTTATAGGTGGTAAAGGTGACAAAGATAAAGGAATAAAAGGAATAAAAGATTGGGCTTTTGAAACTACAAAAGCATTAAACAAGGTAAAACAATCTTTGCTTGATGGTATTATAGACCAAAAAGATTACGCTCGTATAGTTTTAAATGTTAGAAAAAGTTTTTTACTACAAGAAATTGCGTCATTAAAAGATAATATAACTAATAAGAAAAAATTAAATGATTTAAATTCAAAATTATTATCTGTTGAAATTCAAATAAGAAAAGATAATCAAAAAGAAGAATTAAAAATAGCTGAAGAAACTTATACAAAAAAGTTTGATTTAATTAAATTAGAGCATACTGTTGAGGGCAAGCTTACAGAAACAGGTAATAGACAAAGATTAGAAGCTGAAGCTATTTTATTACAAGAAAAAGCCAGAATACATAGTGAATATAAAGATAAATTATTTGAAATTAATTCACAAATAGCAGCTAACAACCTTGCATTACACCAACAAACATTAAAAGAAATAAGCGAACAATTAAGCGCTATGAGTGGTGTTGGAGGTGCGTTACAAACATTAGCAGGAGAAAATGAATCTCTTAATAAAGTAAAAGAAGCAGGAGTCAAGATTTCACAAGCTGCGGCTATTGCAGAAGCGTTTTTAACTTTACAAAAAAACCTTGCCATAATAGCTGATGGTAAATTATCATTGTCTACTCTATTAGGCACAAAATCAAAAATTGCAAACACTGCAGCTACTAATGCTGAAACTGTTGCTACAGGTGCTAATACTGTTGTTGAAACAGCTAGTATTGCGCCTAAAATAGCGTCAGGTGCTGCTAGTCAATCTAAACTTATGTTTCCTCTAAACCTTATTGCTGTTGTTGCCACATTAGCTTTATTATCTAAAATAATGAAAAGCTTTGGAGATGGAGGGGTCGTAGATACTTTTGCAAATGGAGGAATGGTAAATGGTAAATCACACGCACAAGGAGGAGAAAAATTTGCAGTTGGAGGAAGGGTGGTAGAGCTTGAAGGTGGTGAAGCTGTAATAAATAAACGTAGTACATCTATGTTTAGAAATCAGCTATCAAGTATAAATGAAGCAGGAGGTGGGGTAAAATTTGCAGATGGTGGATTAATGAATATGCCTTCTTTTGCAAGCTCGCAATTTAATGCAACAAGTCAACAAAATATGATGGGCGCTATGAATCAAGGTAGCAGGGTAGTAGTGGTTGAGGCTGACATAACAGACAGTCAAAATACCGTAGGTATAATAGAGGCGGAAGCCACATTTTAAAATATAAACATATGTTTGTTAGTAAAAAAGTAAAGCAAGATAGATTAGATACCTGTAAAAAGTGCGATTTTTATAGAAACTTTTTAATGTTAAGATATCCTAAGTGGGATAAAGGGGCAAGATGTGCTAAATGCACTTGCTTTTTAGATGCAAAAGCATCATTAACTAAAGAGTACGCAGGGAAGTGTCCTCTTGGTAAGTGGGAAGAATAACAAAAAAAAATATATGAGTGTTAAAGCTGTAGCTAATAAAATAAAACAAGAAAGAAAAGAAGAAATTATTATTGCTGTAAATCAAAACAACAAGTCTATAGAAAAACAAGGTAAATATCATTCTAGGGGTCTACAACTCTTATTTAAAGAATGGCACAGACACTTTCCACATATTAAACAACAATTAGGCTGCAGAGGTTGTAGAGAGGCTGTAACTAAGTTTTGGAATAATGTAAATAAAATTTGGGAATCTAATAATTAATATGGCATCAAGACAAAACAAGGTAGATGTGGTTTATGATTATATAGATTTAGCTGAAACAGAAATTATAAAGAGATGGCACGAGCCTACTACAAAAGACATATTAAGACACTTAATAGAGAGAGGTATAGTAGAGCCTAAGCGATTAAGAAACTATATGATAATTTATGATTTTGACTGTATGCTAAGAACTAATGAAGGCAACAGAACTTATACTTTTATGGACTTATCTATTAAATATAATATTTCTGAAAGGCAAGCACAAAGTATAGTTTACAAAGAAAGAAGAAAACAATCTCCTTCTGAAAATATTACTTACTAAATTTTTTTCTTAAAACTGCGCAACTTTTTGAAAACTAAAAAATAGTTTTGCATTTATGAATAAAAATTGGTATAACATTAAAGCAGAAGCGTCTAGCAAATCTGCAGACGTTTACATTTTTGATGAAATAGGTACTTTTGGCTTAACAGCTCAAAGTTTCATTGAAGAAATTAAGTCATACAAAGATACACCAATGAGCTTACACATTAACTGTGTAGGTGGTGATGTATTTGAAGGTATGGCGATTTACAATGTTCTTAAAAAAAGAACAGCAAGAACAACAGTATATATAGAGGGAATAGCTGCAAGCATGGGTAGTGTAATTGCATTAGCAGGTGATGAGGTCATTATGGCTGAAAATTCATTGTTTATGATACACAATGCTTGGGGTGGTGCTATGGGTGAGGCAACTGAGATAAGAAAGACTGCTGCATTATTAGATAAAATTAGCGGTGAAATTGCAGACATCTATACTAAAAAAACTAATCTACCTTATAATAGGGTAAAAGAAATGATGGACGAGGAAACTTGGTTAAGTGCTGATGAGGCTTTTAATTTAGGATTTATTGACTCTATCTCTGACGCTATTAAAGTAGCGGCTAAATATGACGTTTCTAAGTTTAAAAATATAACAGACAAGGAAATTCAAAATAAACTAAGTGTTAATTTAAAAAGTAAAAAAATGACCGAAGAATTGAAAAATTGGTTTAACGCTAAAGTTGAGGAAATTATTGCTAAAGTAAAATCTAGTGATAAGTCTGAAACTGCTGACGTTAAAGAGGTAGAGGTAATCATGGCTGATGACAAGGAAGTTTCTGAAAAACTTTCAGGATTTGAAGCTAAAGTTACTGAGCTTAATAGTTTTGTTACTGATTTAGAAGGAGAAAAAGAAACTCTAACTGAAGAAGTAGAAAGACTAAACGCTTTATTAAGTAAAGCAGATGCTAAAGGAACTGAGCTATCAACTGATGGTGACCCTATAGTAGTTGATAACAAAAAAGAAGAAGAAGATACTTTATTCTTCAATGCGATAGCAGCAAAATTAAAACAATATTAAATTAAAATTAAATAAATAAATAAAATGGCAAATATAGCACAACACCAAGTAGGAATGACATATGCAGGGTCTTATGCGTCTAAAATTTTATTAGAACCAATGTTTCGTTCTGATGATATTATGCGTAATTATACTGTCTATCCTAATGTAAAATATAAACAAAATCTAATGATGGCTCCTAAGCTATCAGGAATAACTGCACTAAACACAGGATGTACTACAACTAACACTTGTGACCCTGCAGGATTTTCTATAGAGCAAAAAACTATTACAGTTTCAAATGTTTCTGTAAAACAAGTACAATGTTGGACAGAGTTTCAAGACCAATTTTTAGTTGAGTCTTACAAATCAGGATTAAATATGCCTGACTTGACAGGAACACAATTAGCAGATGTAATTTTAAATAGAGTAAGACACGGAATCCAATCAGATGTAGTAAGAAATATGTGGGCAGGTAACACAGCAGCAGCAGTTGCTGATTGTACTTACACTTGGGCAGATGGATTATGGAAAACATTATCAGCAGGTAATGCAATTATTGCAGGTAGTACAACAATGCACGCAGTTACTGCATCAAGCACTTTAGAGGCTAATTTAAAAACTGTTGGAGCTGTAATAGCAGGAAGTGACGCAATTACTTTATTAACAGATGTTTTTGATACTGCTTCAGCAGAATTACAACAAATTCCAGCTTCAGAAAAAAGAATGTTTGTAACACCAAATATTTATAATGCTTACTACGGTTCTTTAACAGCAGTTGCAGTAGCAGGAGCAGTTGATTATGGACATTCGGAAGCTCAAACAGGAGTAAACTACGCTAGATTAAGATTTAGAGGTGTAGAATTAGTTCCTATGTATGAGTGGGATGTTGCTTTTGCAGCATTAACAGGAGCAGATTTACCTCCACTATTTACTCATGCTTCATTTACAGGTGGTGATAAAAACGCAACTCAAGGTTGTATTTATGCTGCAAAAGACAATTTAATTA